TTATGACTGAGACTGTAACAGCTAAAACCTTTTGGGTATGGACTGATAAAGCAGAAGCGAAGAACCCAGCATTTAACCGATCAGGAGAACCAATATGGGATGATTCACGCTATGTAGCTCCTAAGCAATGGTTAACAGATGGATTGATTCAAGATGCCGGAGATGTGGACAAGGAAGGTCAAATGAGCATATTCGATTTAATGGGGTGAATATATGGGGGCGGTGCAAATGGAGTTATTCCCAAGCGCGACTGAAGACGATATAAGGACAACTAAGGCACACTTAAGCCAATACCCTAAGATGCGTCGGACAATTGATTCATACCTAAAGAAACAGGTCCTCACGATCACTCAGCAACACTTACTTAAATTCTATACTGATATGGTATATGAGATAGATTCTGCTATCGAACAGATACTTGATGACGAAGTAAAAAGCATATTGGAGCATAGATACATCAAAGCTAAAAAGCATAAATTGACCATTGCTACTTATCAATCTACTACAAGCATCTCTACAATTAATCGGAGGATTGACGCAGGGGTGGAAACGATAGCGGAATGCCTTAAATTGAGTAATAAAATATGACACTAAAACGGAACTAAGCTGGAACTAAAATGATATAGAAACAGACTTACAGTAGGGACATAGAGCTAAACGCTCGGGTGTCCCTGCTAACCCTAATCATTGCAGGACTCGATAGTGCTGTGGGTCATATAATATGACCTTAGACGTGAATCGTCAATGGTGCAGTGCGGGGAATGCGGTTAAGATCACCGTAATTTATATTTATATTATGGCCTAATGGTATGTACAGGTTCGAATCCTGTAGAGGTCTTACAAATGAATGGCGCGAAAGAGGTAAATACTTCCTGATGTCGAATTGTGATGATTGAAGGGGAGATGATTAGATGACAGTTGAAGAAAGAAAAAAGTTGAGAAACGAATTATTAAAGGGACTGTACGATTGCCATTTTGAGAAAAATGGAAATGGAAAGAAGCTTGATGACAGTTTTTTAAAGGAAGATACCGAGGTGAATCTGGCATATTTGTATTTGGTAGACAAAGGATATGTAGTAAAAGTATCTCCTGGCGGGCGAATTACAGTGTTTTCAATTAATTCTCGTGGTATCGACTTAATTGAATCAGAAGAAAAGAAAAGCGACTTTTTTTCCTAGCACCCTAACCGGTGCTTTTTCTTTGTCTATAGATAAGGAGTGATTGCCTATGTCAGATAAACCAATTGGGAAGATAACGAATATTGAAATGGAAATAGCTTTAGATAATATGAAAGAACTTTTACCTTCTATGATAGAGCAGACTAAACAAACTGCTAAACTTCACTATGCTCGATACAATGCACTTGTTTATGAAGGATTCACGGAAAAACAAGCAATGCAGATAGTAGTAGGTAGACCGTTGTATGAATAGCGTTTGAATGGAAGATGGTTCATAGAGAGGAAGGTGGGTGACATGAAATGAGGCTGACAGAGAAACAAAAGAAGTTCATAGATTATTACATCGAAACTGGTAATGCTATGGAATCAGCCAGGAGAGCAGGGTATAAGCAACCTCAAGTACAAGGTGCTCAGAACTTAGAAAAGCTTAGAAGTTTCATAGATGCCAAATTAGCAGAAAAAGACGGGGCTAGAATCGCCAAACAGGATGAAATACTTGAATTCCTCACTAGTGTATTGCGCGGAAAAGTAAAAGAACAGTTTCCGCTAGGTATGGGGATGGGAGAGCAAGAACTAGTCAAGAAGGAGCTTGACGGCAAAGATCGCATTAAGGCGGCGGAGTTGTTGGGCAAGCGCTACGCAATGTGGACGGATAAACAACAGATCGATGGGGCTATGAGTGTTCAAATCATCGATGATATAGGCGGTGACCTTGATGACAGTAGAAAGGATTAAACTGTCCGAAAAGATAACACCACATTTTCATTCGTTTTGGAAAGTGTCCAATTCACACAAGTATCTGAAGCATGTGTTAAAAGGTGGCCGTGGATCGGGTAAGTCAGCACAGGTTGCCTTGAAGATAGTTAAAGATATGATGAAATACCCGGTCACCACTCTGTGCATCCGAAAGGTCGCTAGGACGCTTGAGGAATCGGTATTTGAACAGCTTAAAGAAGCTATTGAGATACTTGGGGTAGGTCAATACTGGAGGGTCGTTAAAAGCCCATTACAACTGATATACACACCAGTGGGAAATAAGATTATATTCCGTGGTGCGGATGATCCAGCAAAGATTAAATCAATTAAGATGTCAAAATTCCCTATCGCCTTCTTATGGATAGAGGAAATGGCAGAGTTCAAAACAGAGGATGAAGTATCGACCATTGAAAAGTCTGTGTTACGTGCAGATTTGGGTGATGGTCTTTTTTATGCTTTCTATTACACCTATAACCCGCCGAAAAGGAAACAGAGCTGGGTTAACAAATTATACGAATCTCATATCATTCCAACCAACACGTATGTACACCACTCGACTTATCTTAATAACCCACATTTGGGTAAAGAGAGTATTGGTGAAGCAGAAGAATTGAAACGTACAAGGATTCAACGTTATGAATGGGAGTATCTAGGAAAAGCGATAGGGAGTGGTGTTGTGCCGTTCGATAATCTTAGTTTTAGGGCTATCACAGACGATGAGATTAAATCCTTTGATAATATCCGGCAAGGGATTGACTGGGGTTATGGAGTAGATCCATTCTCATTTGGACGCTGGCACTACGATAAGACAAGACGCAAGTTGTACGCCTTGGATGAGTTTTACGGAGTTAAATTAAGCAATCGAGAAGCGGCGGATTGGATCATCAAAAAAGGTTATCAAAATGATATGTCGATAGCGGACAGTGCAGAACCAAAGTCAGTCGATGAAATGCGCGGTTATGGGCTACGGATCAAGGGAGCTAAGAAGGGCCCAGGTAGTGTCGAGTACGGTGAGAAGTGGCTTGATGATCTAGAAGAGATCGTAATCGATCCGAAGCGTACACCGAACACGGCACGAGAGTTCGAGAACATCGACTATATGACCGATGCCGACGGAAACCCGCGAGCTAAGCTTGAAGACAAGGATAACCATGCGGTAGATCAGTGTAGGTACGCCATGGAAGGTGATATGAAGAAAGCCGGCATCTCATTTTGATTAGGAAGGAGGCAAGCAATGAATACAGATATCCAAGCGATAATTGAAGGTAATGCGCCTATGTCACTGGAACAGATCATCAAGCAAGAGGTAGATGATTGGGTGACTAGCGAGGTGTACAGGTGGATGCTTGCAGGACAGCGGTATTATCTCGGCAAGACAGATATATTAAACAGAAAACGACTTATTATAGGCCCTGGCGGTGAAATGATTGAAGATACCAATCTATCTAATAACAAATTGGTGCATAACTTCACACGAAAGCTAGTGGATCAGAAGGTTGGGTATCTCTTATCTAAGGAAATGAGCATCCAGACGAAAAATAAGAAATATCAGGAAGCCTTAGCGACTTTGTTTGACCAAGGCATGAACCGCACCATTAAGAACCTTGGTAAAGAAACTATCAACAAGGGTATTGCATGGTTACATGTCTACTATAACGAAGAAGGCGTTCTGAGCTTTAAACGGATGCGGTCTGATGAGATTATACCGATATGGCAAGACGAGGACCACACCCAACTCCAAGCGGTTATTAGGCGCTATACGGTTGAGACTTACGAATCCACCAATAAGAAGGAAGTTGTCAAGGTTGAGTGGTGGGACACTAACGGAGTCAAGCGGTATACGTATGATGGTGGCGTTGTCCCTGATGATGATTCTATAGGTAACCACTTTGTTATGGAGTGGAAGGGAGAAGAAAAACCGTTGAACTGGGAGCGAGTGCCGTTCATACCGTTTAAGGCGAACGATGAGGAACAGCCATTGATTGAGCTTATTAAGTCATTAGTGGATGATTACGATCTTAAGTCATCGGACAACTCAAATAACCTACAAGACTTGCCTAACAGTATTTATGTGCTGAAAGATTATGATGGTACGGACTTGGGCCAGTTTCGATACAACCTTGCTGCCTATCGAGCTGTGAAGGTTACAGGTGAAGGCGGTGTGGATACATTAGATTTAACTATTGATACCGAAGCATTCAAGACGCACCAGAACATGACAAGAAAGAATATTTATGAGTTTGGTCGTGGTGTTGATATTGGGACCGAGAACTTCAATGGAGCTACTGGTGTAGCACTGAAACAGCTATACAACGATTTGGATATGGATGCGAACATCCTTGAAACAGAATTCCAAGCGAGTTTCGAACAGTTGCTGTGGTTTATTGAAACCCACTTAGCTAATACGGGAATAGGTAACTTTGCTGATGAAGATGTTGAATTCATCTTTAACCGAGATATCCTAGTTAATGAAACGGATGCTATCACGAACGCCAAGAACAGCGTGGGAATCATTTCAGATGAAACCATTACAGCTAATCATCCATGGACGAAAGATATACAAGCTGAATTAGATCGCATCAAGAAAGAAAAAGAGTCGGTCATGGATGATTACCCTAGCTTGGTTCCAGTAGATCAAACGTCTATTCCTAAAGTAGCTGATGAAGAATGAAGCCAGACTATTGGAAGAAGCGTAGTGAGCAGATAACCCGGCGCCAATTCATCAAGGCAGATGCCTTTGAGGTTGCACAGCGTAAAGAATACGACAAAGCTATGAAGAGCATGCAAAGGGATATTGAGGTATTCTATCAGCGCTATTCGACTAATAATGAAGTTACTATGGCTGAAGCTCGTAAACAGCTCACGGCGGGCGAACTAAAAGAATTCAAGATGACATTAGAGGAATTTACCTCTAAAGCCAAAGATAATGCAGATGGTCGATGGACACAGGAGTTAAACAATGTGTATTACAAGACTCGTGTGACTCGATTAGAAGCGTTACAAACTCAGATCGGGCAACACTCGGAGATGCTTGCAGGAAGTCGGCAGGAAAGCACAGAGAAGCTATTAGGTGATATCTATACCGATACCTATTACCGCAATATTTATGAGATTCAAAAAGGTTTTAGTATTGGCGGTTCTTTCGCTCATGTTGATGATGAGGGATTGAAAAAGGTATTGGGGTCAAAGTTGGATGGTCGTAACTGGTCACAGCGGATATGGGATGATCGTTCTAAGGTGAGACAAGAGCTTCAAAGAAATCTATCACAATCTTTTATACGGGGAGATAGTATTGATCGTACCGTTAAAAGTGTAATTGAACGAATGAGTGTGTCGCGCTCTAACGCTGAACGGCTAGTCCAAACAGAGAGTGCTTTTTTCGCTGGTCAAGCAACGGCAACTGGATACAAGGAAAGTGGTGTTGTACAGCAATATGAGGTATTGGCAACACTGGATACTCGCACAAGCTCAGTGTGCAGGGAGATGGATGGCAAGTTGTTCAACCTGTCCGAAATGGAAGTGAACGTTAACTATCCTCCATTCCATGCCCGGTGTCGCACAACGACAGTTGCATACTTCGGTGATGAGGATATTGGAGAACGTATAGCAACGGATCCTGATGGCAGCACCTACTTTGTTCCTGATAATATGAATTATGAAGATTGGTATCAGAAACATGTAGTTGACAAATACGGCCAAGAGGTTGCAGATACTCTTCAAAAGAAGAATACCAATCAATCAAACGACAAAATACTGTATGAGAAATATAAACTGATCTTCGGTAAAGATTTAGAGGTGAAATCCTTTGTTGATTTCCAAAATTTGAAGTATACTAATAGTGAAAAGTGGGACTTCTTAAAGAATCAGAAACAAAAGGTTTTGAACTCAAAAGATTATCGAGATTCCTTCTACGGTAAATTTGGAGATAAGGAAGTAAGAGAGTGGTATATTCATCATGATAAAAATATCATCAATACACTTAACGAGAGCAAAAGTGCTAAAGAACAGGCCATAAAGGCGCACTCCTTAAGGAATAAATACAGAACAGAAGCCCGCTTGATGATGAGCAATAGAGGCGAAGCAGAAAGATTGAATAAAGAGGAAATAAATACAACCTTTGATGAATTAGTTAAAGGTAAGATGGATCGCAAGGGGTTAACGAAAGAACAGGCTTATTTGGATGTCATAAAGACAGCAGGGAAAACAAATAAAAAGGTAAATGAAAGATTCAATTTAGAATAGGTGGTGAGCGATATGTATGCATATGACGTGTGTAATCAAACAGACCGAGAACTTTTTGTGAAATGTCTGGAAAAATTCAAGAGAATTAAGGATTTTAATCTTGAGGGTGATGTTCTAGAAGATGTTGATGGTTCACAGTTAGCCATATTTATGTATCAAGGCTCAAGGGTCCTATTGAAAAATGATGAACAGGTCGGAGCGTTATACATTGAATCAGAAAAGAATATAGAACACTTAATATATAATTAAGCACTTTCAACCATAACTGGTAGGGGTGCTTTTTATTATGTCTATTGAACACTCTGCCCTGTCGTATGGCATATTACAGGGCACTGCCCTCTTTAAAGGTTCGGGGTTAAATCGAACGTACTCCTAGCGTGAGGTGGACACGTAATAAAACATAAAGGGAATGATAAATAGATGGATTTGAAAGAGTTGTTGGGCGAGGAATTGTATAACCAGGTTGTTTCGAAGGCTGGAGACAAGAAGTTGGCAATCGTGAATGACGGTAATTGGTTCCCAAAGGAAAAGTTTGATGAGGTCAATACAGCTAAGAAGCAAGCAGAATCAGATCTGAAGGATCGTGACAATCAACTTACAGACTTGAAGAAGTCTACAGGTGATAACAAAGCGCTCCAAGATCAAATCACACAGCTACAGACAGACAACAAGACGGCATCAGATAAGTATGAAGCCGAGGTAAAGGCATTACGAATCAACACGGCTTTAAAGTTGGCTCTTGCATCTGATACGCACGATCCTGATCTAGTTGCTGGGTTACTAGACAAAGTAAAAATTGAATTAGATGAATCCGGTAACGTTAAATCAGGACTGGACGATCAGATCAAGAGTCTTCGTGAATCGAAGGCTTTTTTGTTTGTCGAAAAACAAGACGGTGAGCCACGTTTCAAAGGTGCTAAGCCTCCTGAGGGTAGCGCTAATAAAGGCGGAGGTCAGCCGAATCCATGGAAGAAAGATACGCTGAACTATACCGAACAAGGAAAGATTTTACGGGAAAATCCCGACCTAGCCAAACAGTTACAAGTTGCGGCGAAGTAAACAAATAAACTATGAGGTGATTTAATAATGGCTACTAAAATTGCAGATGTAATTGTTCCTGAGGTGTTTAACCCGTATTTGATTCAACGCACAGCGGAGCTTTCCGCACTAACACAATCCGGCATCATTGTAAATGACCCACAATTGAATGCACTAGCAACAAGCGGTGGCACGATTCTTAATATGCCATTCTGGGATGACCTAACAGGAGAATCAGAAGTATTAAGCGACTCTACTCCCCTAAGTGTGAAGAAAATTGTAGCCAATAAGGACATGTCCCGTTTGCATACTCGTGGAAACGCGTGGGGCGCAAATGACTTAGCGAAGGCGTTATCTGGTGATGATCCAATGAGAGCGGTGGGTGACTTACTGGCATCGTATTGGGCGAGAGATCAACAAAAGATGTTATTCAGCACATTGAAGGGTGTATTTGCAGCAACAACTATGGCGGGAAACTTACATGACATATCTGCTGGCACTGGTGCCGCTGCCGTGATCGACGCAACTACAGTTATTGATGCACAGACTAAATTGGGAGATGCTGCCGATAAATTGACTGCATTCTCAATGCACTCAGCAGTATACGCTAAACTTCAAAAAGATCGACTGATTGTGTATAAGGTCGATCCAGTGACTGGAGTATCATTCCCAACATACCTAGATAAGCGCGTTATTGTAGATGATGGACATCCAGTTGCAGCAGGTGTTTATACCACTTACTTGTTCGGTGGGGGTGCTATTGGTTTCGGTCAAGGTGCGGCTCCTGTGCCAACAGAGACGGATCGTGACAGCCTACAAGGTGACGATATCCTAATTAACCGTCAACACTTCATCCTTCATCCACGTGGAGTTAAATGGACTGAGGATGCGGTTGTGGGTGTATCACCTACAAATGCTGAACTAGCAACAGCTACTAACTGGTCAAGAGTTTACGAGAATAAGAATATCCGAATTGTGAAATTCGTTCATAAATTAGCTTAGGAGGTACGATATGGGACTTTCATCGTTTAACCGCGCACGTCGGATCGCTGCTGAAAAGTTGTTAGAGGAAAACAAAGAGAAATCTTTGGACAAAATGAACTTAGGTGAACTGAAAGAGTATGCAATCGAAAATGGAATCGATCTCGGGGAGGCAACAAAGAAACCTGATATCCTGGCTACAATAATCAGACTGCAAGACGGCGAACCAAATGGTGAGTCGATTGATCCACAAGATGGAGATACGCAAAATGGAGAGCCTCAAGAAGGTGAACTAGATGGCGATAGCTGACCCTAGTGAAGTATTAGAAACAGTGAAACTTCGCTTACAACTGACTGGCATCACTTTGGATGCGCTGATTAACTCCTATGTCAGGGAGATTGGTCGGCGTATTCGGCATTTCTGCAATATCGAGGAAATACCCGAAGCACTTACTGACACCTGGACTAGCATGGTCATGGATGCAGTGCGTGTAGAACTGCCTAATGTAGATGAGATCAGTGAGTCAGCTGGGGGAATGGATAACATCAAGATTGGGGATACCTCTATAACCCCTACCGGTTCATCTTCGGGACTTTCAAATACAGTTAAGACAGTCATTGACGAAGTTGTGTTGAACTACCGAATTGATCTAGTTCGATACAGGAAGTTGAGGTGGTAGTGTGATCAACTATGCACGATACCGCAGACGCTTAGAAAAAACATATGAGGACAAATGTACCATTAGTCGATTTGGTCCCAAAAAACAGCCGAATGGAAGCACTAAGCAAGAACTTCAAGTTGTTCATGCCGACATACCTTGCCGAATATCTCAGAAGTCATTAGGGAGTAACGGACAAACCGAATCAGCCAACAATATCTCGTACGAAATAAAGCTTTTTATCTCACCTGATATTGAGATCAAACAAGGTGACACTGTAAATGTAACTCGCGGGACTCTTGTACACCTGTACACGGCAGGGGAGCCCTTCCCTTACCAAACACACCAAGAGGTGAGTTTACAGCGTAAGGATAAAGCCTAATGGCTAAATGGGGAAGCTTTAACTTTGATCAGATGGAACAGATGGCGAAGAGATTTAAAACTGCTACGGACCAGCGCGTTATTGATCGTTGGATCCGTGAGTTTCTTTTGCAAATGGCTTATCGTGCTGATCGCAAGATCAAAAAGCGTACGCCTGTAGGTGATACGGGTGAGTTGAGGCGTAATTGGCAAGTAGGCAAAGTTGAGAAACAAGGTGGCGCCTATGTTGTCGAGATATTTAACAACACTGATTATGCCTCCTATGTGGAACATGGCCATCGCACAGGTAAAGACCTGACAGGGTGGGTAGAAGGTCGATTCATGATGACCGTATCCATGCAAGAGATGGAACGTGAGTTGCCGCGATACATTGAGAAGAAGCAAATGGAGCTACTCAATCAGTTAATGAACGGCCGTAAGGGGTGAAGTCGTGGTAACAATAAATAATGTGATTGATGGCGTGATATTAAAGTTGAGTCAGAGCTTTCCTAGCGCAACCATATATGAAGAAGAGATCAAGCAGGGCTTAGTTGAGCCTTGCTTTTTTGTTAAGCTTTTTCCCGTTGCACAGGATAAAGAGTTTGGCAGACGCTATAAGCGCTATCACACATTTGATGTGCATTACTTCCCACTATCAACGGAAGATGCAAATGTAGAAATGCATGATGTAGCTGAGAAGCTATATGACGTAATGGAATGGATATCAATTGGATTGGGTTCACATCACGGATCCAAGATGACTCATGAAATCATTGACGGCGTTCTTCCTTTTTCCGTTTCATACCCTGTCCCCTTTTTTGCTCCATAGAAATACTATCCGAAGTTACCAA